AACGATGACGGCTGCAGCGGACCTGGAGTCAGACGAACCGGACGTATCAAGTGCAACATTCAGGCCGGTGAAGGCCAGCTCGCTGTACGAGTCGGCGAGAGTTTCAGTGTCAGGATCGACAATGCCAAAGCTGTAAGAGTCGCCGTCGCCCCTAGCGAAGATCGTGACCTCTGTGGCGGTGGTGAGCGCGGACCTTGAATCCGCTGTCGCTGATGCTGCGCCAGGAACATTGGAAGAAACAGTGACCGCTGCGGTGGACCGCGAATCAGCGGAACCGAACGTGTCGAACTCAATGTTCACAGCGGCGGCCACCGTGGCGGCCAACTCGCTGTACGAATCCGCGAAAGTTTCAGTGTCAGGGTCGACAACGCCGAAGCTGTAAGAGTCGGCGTCGGCGCGAGCAAAGTACGTGATAACCGGCGTCACGCCGGCATTGGAACGTGAATCCGTTGAACCGGCCAGCGCATAGATAACATCCACGGCGGTGGTCAACTCGCTATACGAATCCGCGAGAGTTTCAGTGTCAGGGTCGACGATGCCGAAGCTGTAGCTTTCGCCGTCAGCCCCAACAAAGATCGTGACGGCTGTGGTGGCACCGACAGTGGACTGCGAATCCGTGGTGGCTGATACCGAACCAGGCACGTCGGAATTAGCGGAAACAGCAGCCGCGGAACGCGAACTGGTCGAACCGGCCAGCGCGTAAACAACATCCACAGCGGCGGTCAACTCGCTGTACGAATCCGCGAAAGTTTCAGTGTCAGGGTCGACAACGCCCAAGCTGTAAGAGGTGGCGTCAGCGCCAACAAGAACAACCGAATCGGCGTTAAACTTGCTGTACGAATCCGCAAGACCCTCAGTTCCAGGGTCGGCAACACCCAAACTGTAGGACTCCGCAACCGCGTCAACCGCGATGCCCTGGCTGCCCGGCGGCCAAATGAGTGTGCCGCCGAGCCACAACGCAACAGCGGTACGGCCACCCAGCAGTACCGCTGCGACGGGTGTTTCCCCGGCGACTAACGCCATTAGCTACTCGTCGGGATCCATTGAGGCGCAACCCACTGCTGCTTCCGCTTCCCGCAGCACGGCGGCCAGGGCGTTAGCTCTGGCCTCGTCGGTCGGGTCATCGACCGTCACCTCATCCGGCGTAGCCGTCCACGCTTCCCGAACTTCATCAGCGATCTCAGGGTGCGCTGCGATCACCGCAAGCAGAGCAGCGTGCTTGGCTTGCAGGTCTGCGAAAACTTCGTCGTATCGTGCCATTTGATTTTCTCCTTACCAGGGTTCGCTGTCGAAGGGGACACGTTTCCAAATGTGGCTAGTGGTTCCATCGCCTTTGTAGACGTACAGGTAGTTGTCGTCGGCCACCATCCAGCCGGGTAATCCATAATCGTCTGATTGCTGCGGCACTCCAGTCAGGGACTCGTACCAGATCGGCTTGCCGTTAATGGTGGGCCTGCCCGCTATGCTCGCGTTGTTGTACGTCTTATTATTCAACGCTTGCACGCCAGTTTCGGTCACCACCTTGATGCGATTTAGCTCCGCCGTAAGGAAGTCGTTGATAGCTACCCACAGTCGGTAATCGACCTTGTTGGCATCAGGAACTGTTGCCAGTGTGGTTGGGTATTTGTCGCAGAAGAACTTCACCGCCTGGATCAGTTGTTCCTGCTCGGCGGTAAGCCCCGCCCCGCCCCCGCCGCCGCCTGTGGGTAGTGCCGCCAACGCATCCGCGATCAGTGTGTTGATGCGGGTTTCGCCGATCAGCTTCTCCCCGCCCACTGTGGGTGTGCCGGTGATCGTCGGGGACACCAGCGTCTTGTTGGTCAGGGACAGGATGTTCCCGGCGGTGACAATCTGATTCGCCGGAACAGTCTGGGTGGTGATGTTGGTATTGCCGGTTGTGGTGGCGTACACGTTGCCGCGCTGAGCAGCGAGTACCAGATGCGAGGTACCCGCCGCCGTGTCGATACCGTTTGTCGTAATCAACTGCGTGCCACCCTTGCGGGTGCGTGCTATGAACTGTGCATCCGTATCGGGCAGCAGATCGTGCCGAAACGAAAACGCGAACTTGTTGGTGGTGGCGAAAGGAGAACCCTCGCCGTTGTGCCACTCCCGCGCATCCAATATGTTCACAACGCCAGGGTTCCGGCGCGGAGGATTAATACCCGCATCAATATCAGCCTGATTGAAACCAGGATCAGGCACCCGAATCGTCGTAATCTCAGGGGAACCCAACTTCGGCTTATCCAGCAGGAACTCCTGCACCCAAGAGTCCACACGCGCCTTGAACAACCGCCAAGTCGAAATCTTCACCGTCTTATCGGCAGCCCGACCAGTCTTATCGAACACCAAAATCTCGGTGTCCTCATCGACATCATCCAAAGGCTCAACAGCACCCCAGTTGAAACCACCCGAACCGCCCGAACCGGCATCCCCCACAACCAGATACATCGTGTCAGGATCAGGCGCGCTAATCGCCTCGTACTCGTCGGCCGTGCCAGTCCACAGCTTCAACCCGGGCCGGGAGCCGCGCACAGCATCAATCACGTCTGCCGCGGCCTGCTCCGAATCGCCAGCCGCAACTACCACCGGCTTGCCGGTCAGCGAGGCCCACGACACAAACCCGCCGCCGTTGCCGCCGCCACCAAGAACCGTCAAATCCAGCGGATCGGGAATGTCCACCCCGGCAAAGCTGAACTGAACCCGCCCGTCGTCGAGCAGACGCACCGCGCCCGGCGCAACCTTCAAGACACCAGACGCCGGCTGGCCCGCGCGGCGCATCACCGTGATGAGGTTGATCTCCGCGTCGGGCCGGTTCGGTGCCTGGAACGCGAACCCGGTTATCGAGCCGCCCTTCTTACTGCTCAGCTTAATGTTGGAGAAAGTCACCCGGTAGTACAGCGGCGACTCCAATTCCAGCAGCGGCGAGTCGGCCAGCAGACGCACCGGGATCAGAGGCTGGCCTTCTTCCTGCGCGACCAGTTTGACCCGCCCGTCGGCTGGATCAATGACACCCGTCACCGGAAGCGGAACGTAGCCGATGGGCCGGGGCGTAGCGGTCGTCGCCCGAATGACATCTCCGGCCAGCACCATCGGCGTGAACGTCACTTCACCGCTGATCGGTGCGACCTTCGGGTCGTACTCCCGCGCATCGTTGTACCCGAGGATGGCACGGAAGTCACCGACGACGGTGAAGTAGGTGGGCTGAGTCACAACTGCGCCTCGATCGCAGCGAGGACGTCGGACGGGCGCACCAGCTTCTTGCGGTTCTCAACTGTCACCGGAACCGCGCCACTGTTAACAAGCTCCCTGACGGCTTTCATCGAAACCCCCGGCACCACACCGGGAATGTGGGTCATGGGGATCGGATCATCGTTGGCGTCGGGGGTGTTGCGTTCCGCAACACCCTCTTCGGCAGTGGGGGTGTTGCGTTCCGCAACACCCTCTTCGGCAGCGGGAGGCCGGACCTGGGCACGCTTGGCGCGGCCTTTCTTCCAGCCGCGTTCCTTGTCGCCGATCAGCAGACTCGCCAACCGTGCTGGTAACTCAACGGTGCTGTCACCGTTGGTAATAACCACGCTGTCGTCGGTCACGATGCCTCCCCTACTGTGCTTCACTCGGGCACAGATGGGTCTGCGCCAGGTCGATGAACGTCTGATCGCGGCCCTCATTCACGTCTTGGCCGAGCCACCGTTGCGCCGCGGCGATGCCGCGGCCGATGAGGTCGTCGGTCACGCCGTCCTGGGCGCTGCTGGCACAGATGAGGTAGCCGTTACGCAACAACTCGTCGTCGGGCTGGGTGTACCCAGCGGCGCGTGCCGCCACCAGGAACGTGTTCGCGTCGGCGTGCGCCGCCGGCGCGCACACCAACCCTGCCCCCACTATTACCGAAACGGCTATCAGTTTCATCATCAGAACACCGGGTAACTGATGCCGTTGAACGTGATCGTGTCGAACTTCCCGGTCGGTGCTGAAACACCGATGTCTCTGTTGACGCCCAACCGGATCATGCCGATCTTGTAGGCCACCCCCGTTTCGATAGCCCAGGCGGTCAGATTGGTGTCCACGGAGGGCGGCGGGAAACCGTCAGGGAGCTTTTGCACGCCAGCGAAGCTCCCGGTGGCGGTCTGCGTGTACTTCAGGTCGCCCCTGAACTGCACCACACCGTTGATGAGCCGCGCTTCAATGACACCTGTCCCGGCGACACGCTTACACGGAGTCCAGTCGATGTTTGGCGGGACTTCCTTGCCACCCGTCAGCATGTTGAGCACATCAGCCTCAAGGTAAGTTTTCTCGTCGTCGGCGCGTGCCGCGAGACGACCTACCATTGCTTCCAGCGCGACGATTCTGGTGTCCCCGGCTGCGACCGGCTGGATTTTGCCGTCACGCGGAATAACCCCAGTGGCATCCAGCAGCTTCCCAACGATGTCGTTCAGCGTGGCAAAGAAATCATCGACGCATTCTGCTGCCGTGTTGCCTGCACCGAACTTGCGGAACAGACCGTCGAAGCGGGCAGCCTCGGCAACCACATTTCCGACAGCCATTTCCACGTCGCCACCAAACTCGGCCAGGGCCGCTTTGGTGGCGTATTCGGCGATGATGTACTCGACCACATCGTTAAACGTCTGGTTGGTCGTATCCTGCTGCTGCTGGTACATATCGCCCAGCGTGTTTATGTCGGCGGTGTGGCTGTCCACAAGCGACTTGTCGGCCTTCTGCTCGGCCACTAGGTCGACGTACTGAATAACGGTTCCGGTCTGCTGGTCGATGTACTGCGTGTTCAGCCGTATCTGGTTCTGCAAACCGTCCGTGACTGTTATGTTGGCCTTCTTTGCCAACTCCTGTGCAACCTGGGTCATGTCGCTGTTGTGCATATCGGTCAAGTTCTGATTCTGCTCACCGACGAAAGCACGCAGATCGGTGACCTCAGCTTTCAGCGTGACGTTCTCCGCCTCCAGGGCGTCCAGGCGTGCCAGCAGCGAATCGACGACAGCCTGGGAGACGCCCCCACCGCCAAGGGCCGCGCCTTCGAGGGCGGTGACGCGATCCTGCACCCCGGTGATAGCGGCTTTGTTTTCAGTCGTTTTGGTGTAGACAAACCCCAGATTGTCTTCGAGGCTTTCGATCTCTTTTTTGACGATGCTGACCCAGATGCCGACCTTGGAGGTGTTGTTGACCGTGTTGCCTGTCATGCCGGTGAACGGGGCGGAACACAAAGCGTTAATCAGCCCCTGGACTTCGGTCTTGTCGGCTTTGCCCATCACGGCTTGAGCTACCGCCGCATCAACCGCCGCCTGGTCGATGCCGCCACCGCCGGAACCAACAGGGTTCATGTCCTTCCAGGCTTTAACACCGTCACCGACCTTCAACACACCCGTGGTGGTGTCATAGCCCGGTGTCCCCGGCAGCAGGACAGGGTTGGCGGTCTCCCAATCCTGGGTGCTGCCGCGCTTGAACTGAATGCGAGCCATGTCAAAACCCCTGGTAGGTGAAGCCGGTGAAAGTGATCTGTTTCGCTGGGCCGTCCGGTGAGAACACCTGGATTTGTCCGTTGGGTGAAACCCTCAATCCGACACTCAAATAGGTTGAGCCGCCTTGGAATGCCAGTGAACTGCTCACCACCCTTGCCGGTGGAACTGGGAAATCGTTGGGCAGATTTCTTACGGTTACCCATCCGTCGCCGGGCTGAATGGGGGTGGTTATGGTGACCTCCCCGCGAAAACTTGCGATTCCGTTGAGCATCCGAACTTGCAGATTCCCGCTCGACGGCGGATTGCCGCCCACCGGGCAGGGTGCCCAGTCGCGGTCTGCGATGACGTTGCCGCCCATGAGAAGCTTGAGCAGATCATCTTTGCTGAAGCTCGTTACCGCCGATAGCGGTGCGGTGTCGTCATCAAATGGGGTTCCCCCATCAATGACACCGCTACCGCCACTTAAGGAGTCATCGGTGGTCAGGACACGTTTGCCGTTGACGCTGAGATTGCCGCCAGGGGTTTCGATGTCCATGCTGACCGGGTTGGGGTTCGGCCCGGAAGCTGTCAGGTTCAGTGCTTCGATAACAACTTTGGCGTCGGGGCTGGCATCTTTGACGTTGAGACGGATGCGTTCCGGCAGCGCGTTCATCTGCGACTGCACAGCCTGGAAAATCATCGGTGCAAGATCGGTGAGCTTTTCTTCGAGGATCGCCGTCCAGCTTTCCTCGGTCAGTCCGAGCGGAATCTCCGCGATAGCGGCGGCGATCTGCGCGTCGAACGTGGCACCCAGATCGCCGAACACCGCCGCGACATCAGCGAGGGTCGCCCCGCCCTGCGGCTTGCCGCCAATAATGTCCACAACGCCTTGAGCCAAGGTCACCGCGTCGGCGATCTGCTGCAACTGCTCCGGGGTCAGGCCAGCACCTAGCTGACCGCCACCACCTGCAGCGACCTCAGCTGCCAGCGCATTGATTGCATCCCACACCGCTTTGACGGCCTGGTCGACGCTGGCAGGGCCACCCGGCTTCTGCGCCAAACCCCACACAAGATCATTCAAGGATTCAGCGGCCTGCACCGTTTCCGTGTACATGCCTTTCAGGAGCGCAACCGCCTGCTCGACTGTCGCCGGCTTCAGTATGCTGCCGTCGATGCTCGCCATGTTCGACAGCAGGCCTTTAAGCTCCACCGCGACCGGGGCGATCAGCGCGTCGACCTGGGCCTGGTTGAGGCCTTCCAGGTTCATGCCTGCCAGCGCGGTGGCGATCATCTGTTCCAGCAGGGCGTTGTCCACGCCGCCGACCGCGATCGTGTTCAGGCGATCATCAATTAAAGCCAAAATCTTACGGATGCGCTTAGCGAGCAGCGAAGACCCCAAGTAGTTGGGGTCCCACGCCGGGATACTACGCAGACTGTATTCGCTACCGCGTACGTCAGCGTCGCCTGCGTCGTCGGTTCCGCGGGCCTCAGACCGCTTGAGCCAATACGGCGACTTGCTGCTGTTCGGTATGTCAGTCATCGCCTGCTCTCCCTAGGGCCTGCGGTCAGCCGGGTGTTGCGAAACGCAACACCCCCCCTCCTGCTAGGGCTTGCCTTAGAGACCACAAACTACATGCTAACGGCAACGAACAAGCCTAAGCCGTAGGACTCGCAACTACCTACAGGTCCCTGGTGTCCGCGACAGTAACCGAGTGCGCCGACGAAGGCCCGAACTGCCCGAACGCGCCGAACTGGGCGCGGCCGCCGAAGCCCCAGCCGCGGTTATTCACCAGCGGTGTGGTCAGCCTGTTGGGATCATCCCACTCGATCAGCGCCGTGTTACCTCGGATCACCCGATAGGAGTACAGCGAGGTGGCGTCCCCGCAGGTCAAGGTCAGCGGAACGCCGGGCGACGGTTTGTCGCACGGCACCACCTGAACCTCCTTGTCGCCGCCGCTACCCAGGTTGTACGCCAAATGCAACCGGCCTTTGCCGTTCACGCCGATGTCCCACCACGCCAGCATGTACGCCTTGTGGTCGTCGGACACCCGCGCATACACGATGTCCTCGGCTGACTCGCCCAACGCGATGGTCTGCAACACTGTGGTGCCGGTGACGCGGGTGACCGTCTGATACGGGGTGTTGGTTTTGGCGTCCTTGGGGTCGATGCGGATGCACCGGATGGTGTTGGCGAGAATGCCCTCCCGCTTCCACGCCGCCTGGCCGTTCACCACGTTGAACTCGCCGTTGTTGTTATCTTCGTAAATCTTCCACCCGGTGCCCAGGCTTGCGGCGTCGGGCCGCTCGAAGTCGTCGCCGCCCACCACACCATTGGGCGGCTTGTTGATCGCCGCCTGCAACTGCGCGATGGTGGTCGCCTGCGCCGCAGTGGTCGCCATCAACAACGCGAACTGGTCGGTGGCATCGTTGACAGTGATCGTGGTGTCCGGTTTAACCCCGGTGAGGTTGAGCCACAGATTATCGAGGTAAGCCTGCCACTCGTCCAGCTTCAGGAAGTTAACCAGATCGTCGAGAATGTCAGCGATGGTCTGCTGCAGATCAGCCCACGCCCCGTCAAGGAACTCCTGCCATTTATCCAACTGCAGAAAGTTGGACAGTTCCTCGGTGAACTGCTGCCAGTTCTGCTGCGCCTCAGCAAGGTTGTCTGCGATCTGCTGCTGAACATCAGACCAGTCGCCGCTCAGGAACTCCTGCCATTTGTCGATCTGCAGAAAGTTAGACAGTTCCTCGGTGAACTGCTGCCAGTTCTGCTGCGCCTCAGCAAGGTTCTCGTTGATCTGTTGCTGAATAGCAGCGAAATCGCCGGTGATGAAGCTCTGCCAGAACTGCTCCCACTCTTCGACCTGCAGAAAGTTGCCCAGTTCCTCGGTGAACTGCTGCCAGTTCTGCTGCGCCTCAGCAAGGTTCTCGTTGATCTGCTGCTGAATAGCAGCGAAATCGCCGGTGATGAAGCTCTGCCAGAACTGCTCCCACTCTTCGATCTGCAGAAAGTTGCCCAGTTCCTCGGTGAACTGCTGCCAGTTCTGCTGCGCCTCAGCAAGGTTTTCCGCGATCTGCTGCTGAACGCCACTAGCCCACTGCTCAAGCTGCTCAATCGCCGAACCGAACGGGCCAGGAACGAACAACCCCCGCACCGCCTGCACCACCGACGCGACGACGCTCTCCAACAGCTGCTTCCGCATCTGCTGCAGCTGATCCTCCGACAGCACACCCCACTGCTGCGGATCGCCGGGAAGCTGCCCATGACCAACATCCCCAGCCGGAACCGGGTTAAGCCAGTTAGGAGTCGTCACGGTACAGGACACACCCTAACGCTGAACTCCGTAGAAGAACCGACAGTGCTGAACGTCTGCGAACCGCTGCGCCGCTCAGCCCGCAAGAAGATGGTCGCGGCAGCGCCGGCCGCGATCTTGTTGTAGTCGGCTGGCGAACCAGACGGAGGGCCGGACACCAACACCGTCGGGGAGCCGTCGGCGTTCTGCCCAATCCTGCCCCGACCCCGACCCAGGATCTTTCCAGCAGCCTGGTCGTCGAGCCGGGCGATCAGATCCACCTGAACGTCGGAACCTGTCCCGCTGATCACACACCAGCCCGCCACCTGGGGTCGCCACGCGAACGGCTGCGGCGGAATGGACACCTGGCACAGCGTGAACGCCGAGTTGCCCGTCGGCGTGTTGTTGACAAGCGCAGGCCAATACTCATCCCCCGCTTTCTGGGCGGCGTACTCAAACCCGCGGCCTGTGCTGTTGACGGCGACGACCCTCCCCGGCACAGGGTTTCCAGTCAGGTCGTCGGCGTCGGCAAGGTTGAAAGAGGCGGCGTCGCCCTTCGCCCCCTGGTGCAGCGCAAGGTTCAATTTGTAGGTGTTGGCCGCCACCTTCGTCCACGACGCCGAATCCGGGGTCGGATCACCATCAGGAAGCGCGGTGAAGTTGATCGCCGTTTCAATGACGGGGGCGGGGCCGGGGTCGCCCTGAACCAAGCCGGGGAATGAACCCAACCCACCGTCCGGCGCGGCCACCGCGATGAACATGCTTGAACTCGGATCCCAATCCAGCGGGATGCGGAACTTCGCCACGTCGATGACGAGGTATTCCTTCCCGTCGATGGTTGTGGTTGCCCAATTCGTTACCGGCATGTCGTCATCCTTTCGGGTGTTGCGTTTCGCAACAGGCTCAGCTTTGCGGCGCGAGCGTAAGCACGTTGACCGACTCCAAGATGCCGGTAATGAACCGCTGATGCTTAGCCAATGGAGACTCCTCGGCTTTCCCGTCACCTATCTGCAAAAGAATATCGCGCTTAGTGAGGTCGATCTGAAACTGAACCTCTTCGATGTAGTCGGTGAAGATGCGAGTCCGATCCATGTACAGCACCGAGACGAGGCCACCGCGGAACACATCTTTGCCCAGCGTGTAGACCTCGGCGTTGCGGAAAGTGGCGATCACCGACACCCAGCCGCGGGACTCCCACAGGGCGTTGATGAAACCGAACAGCGTTTCGACGTTGTACGGCGCGGAACTGGTGGCGTGGAAAACCTCAACACCGGGATGGTAAGGGCCGACCTCATCCCGGCGGTCGTAATGCTGCACCATCTGGAACGCCAGGATGGTGTTGTTGAGGAACCCTTCCAGCAGGTTCGACGGGATGCCGGTGAACCCGAGCAGGATCGCAATGGCGTCGATGATCCAGGCGTAGGTGGCGTTCATCAAATCGTTCAGCCATTTGGGCGAACGGCCGCCGATAATGTGCTGCCAGCCTTTCGGCGTATGGAAGCTGACCCGGCAGGTGAGGACGTTGCCTTTCTGGCCGGGTTCCGGCGCGATCAGCACCGCCCACGGTTCGACATGATCGACACCCAGGCTCGGCGCGATGAACACACCGTCCCGGCCTGGGACTTTCTGGATGAACGGCAGGATGCCCTCGAAGAACGAGCCGGTCACATCCACAACCTGACGTATCGCCGAATCAATGACCGTCCCGGTGGGGCCTTTGATCTGCGAGCGGTCCTTCACGGACACCACATACGTGGGCTGGGTGAGCGCCGACCCGGGGAACGTCTTCGTCCAGTAGTCGGGCTGGTCGTCGCCGGGCAGCCACAGATCGACGTGCACATTCACCCCGTAGGCGCGGGTGATGTCTTCGATGACCGTGCCACACGTTTCCATCCGCACGGTTCGGGCGACCAGCGGGCTGGTGTCAAGAAACGGGTTGCTTCGCACCACATAGATCGGCGTTTTCAGCATCTGAAAAATGTTGCCGTTGCCTTGCAGCAGCGTCCCGAACCAGGCGCGGATGTCAGGGTTGAGGCTGCCTGCGCTGTTGATGAACTCCCACAGGCCGGACTGAATCCTCAGCGCGCTCTCCGAAATCATCGCCTCGGTCACAGTGCACAGAGGCCCGATGAACACGGCGTGCGACATCAGCTGGAACTGTATGGGCAGCCACCAGTTCGGCCACACCACCAGATAGTTCAGGATGTCCCAGATGCCGTTGAGGTTGGCTGTGCCCACCCACGAACCGTTGTCGAACTCGTAGTCGAACGTGTCAACGTAGAACGCGAACCGGATACCGGCCGTTTCGACAACAACCCCGACGTGGGTTGAAGCGCACTTCATGAACGTGTCGACAAGCCACGAATCGCCTTTGATCTTCAGCTGCGCCGCGGGCATCTTGTTGCGGGGATCTGAGCCTTGCAACGAGATCATGTCGTCGCCGAGTTCTCCGACCTTCACCCACATCTTGTCGTACACCGAGACGCGCCAAGTCTGATCGACGGCCGAGTTCTGCTGGGCAAGTTTCTCGGCTGCGGCTGAGGAAGTAATGGGGTCGCCGTACAGCAAGTCCCGCTTGAGTAGTTCCAGGTCGGCGGTCATAGCGGCCACCGCCTGAGCGGAGTCCCTGCTGCGACGATCCTGGAATCGGCGTTGCCGTCCACAATCTCAACAAGAACTTTGTGTTCCTGGACCGGGCCGGCGACCGGCTTCGCGGGAATCGGTTCGGCGAACCTGCCGCGCAGCAAGCTATACAAGTTCCCCTGCGGCGGCTTGATCCCGAACTTCGACAACAGTTCCTCTTCAAGGGGTGAAGCGTTGTTGCCGGAGGCAAACGAAACGAAATCTTTGATCGCCTGCTGCCACCACTTGAGTTCCTGCGGACTGGGCGGCACAGCGGTCAAATCCACAACGCCGCGCTTGCGGGGGTCGGCGCGTATCTGCACGATCTGGTTGGGCAGAAGCGGCCCGAACTCCACCATGTCGGTGCTGCCCGGCCCCGCGCCGATATGGAACAGCCCCGGCCCGTACAGGGTGTAGCGATCCCACATGGGCTGGTCACCCACGTTGATCCGGCTCAACGTCCCCGACTGGGTTTGAGTGGAGTTGTCGCCGCCCCAGAACCTCCGCACCGAAGCCGGTGGAAGCTCAATCGCCGCGCCGGTTCCAGACTCCATCCCGAAGCCCATGCCCCGGTAGGCCGATCCGAGCAGCGAACCGTTGCCGGGCTCCTTGAACGTCAGCACCGGAACCAGACCGTTCAGGCCGCGCAGCACCCGGTACGTCCTGGGGTCGTTGTCGACGCCAGCCATGAAAGCCCACGTCTCGCCGGGGGCGGGAGAAAAGATGAGCTTCTCCCGCAGTGTTGTCTCGACGCCGTTGACGAAGTAGGACACCTCGATGCTGAAACGCTGAATCCGAAGGCGAAGCCCATTCTTTCCTGGCGTTCCGGTGTTGCCCATCCGCAGCCAGATGTCGTTGTAGGACTCGTCGTAGGGACTCCACGACGGGAACGATCCCAGCTTCATGAAAGCGATCTGGCTGTCCGAGCCGGTCTTGAACCCGGTGCGCTGCAACACCGCTGTGCGGCCCTGCTTGCTGCTGCCCTTCGACCACCTGGCTTCCCAGTCCCCCCCGCCGAAGACAGGTACAAGTATGCCGGTGAACTGGGGGGAAGCGACCACCGTCCCGGTCCCGGTCCCTGTGTAGGCGATCGTCCAGTTCTTTAAGTCCTTGAACTCTTCGTTGAGCTGGTTGTAACCGAACCGGAACTCGTCGGTGTTGTCATAGGACCGCCAGAACGCATCCTCAGCCTTGAACGGCCAAGTGAACTCCTGGACGGTGAAGTTGCCGCCGCGAATCTTGTCCACCGGGTTGCGTGTCCACCGCACCGACGCCCACCAGCGACCAGCGTCGTGGTCGAAGAACGACAACTCGCCAGGCTCCTTGGCGTCCCACGCCGCGATCCAGTCGCGGATCAGCTGGGCGGTTCTCGCTGGCGTTTTGCCGGTGGCGATCACCGTCATGTCGGCGTCGATCGGATCGTAGAGCGCATCAATGAAAGTGGTGCCGTCCTGGGTGGCACCTTTCTGTTCGATGGGCGCCCACGGCGCGATCAGCCCGCTGAGAGATTTGAGTCGGATCGACTCGGGCGCGTTGTAATAGTCGGGAATCGACATGCCGCCCATCAGGTGATAGACGGAACTGTCGTCGTATGACCGATATGCCATGTTGGGTTTCTTGCCGTTGAGCAAGTAGTAGGCACCGTGCGGCGTGATTGGGTTCGACGGGATTCGGCGCTTTATGTTCCCTGCCATCGCCGCCCCTCAGTAGATGAGTGTTGCGTTTCGCAACACCCCACAATTATCAACATCAGCGCGCTCCCGGTGCAGGTATGTGCCGGACGAGATCCTGACCGGCGCGGTCCTCTGTTGACTGGACAATGTAGGGGCCGTTGATCGCCACAGCCGTGTACGGCCCCGCCGGTGCGCCGGTGCCGGTGTGCTGACTCCGATTCGGATCCATTCCCTGCGTAGCGATCTGCTCAGGGGTGGGCGGCCCACCGACACCGGCGAGCGTACTTTGGTTGCTGGCATTCTGCCCGCCAGCCAGATTGGCCATAGCAGGTGCCGCGCCAGCGATACCGCCAGCGAACCTGGTAAGCCAGTTGTTCTGCGCCAACTCCGAGCCGCCAGCAGGCATGAAGGTTTCCATCAGGCCCTGCACGCCAATGGCGGCGACCTGACCTCCGTACTCGATGGCGCGGTTCAGTTGCTCGAACCCCATCTGCATCGCGGCGCTAGCCACAGCAGCACCCGCCGAGCCGCCGCCGTAAGCGCCCGCAGCATCGGCTGCCAAACCGGCGGCCTGCACCGCCGATACTGCCGCGTTCTGCGCCAACCCAACCAGACCACCGCCCACGCTGAGGCCACCGCCGTAACCTTCCGGCGCTTCCACCTGAGCGCCGATAACCGTGCCGGGAGTTTCCACACCGGCAGGCATAACCGTTTCGGGGACGGTGGGAACTGCGGGAGGAACAGGAACCACAGGAGCCTCCGCCGCGAGAGGCGGAGGCTTGGGAGCCTCAGCAGCGGGAGTCGCCGGGGGCTGGGGCGGCGGCGGCGGCGCAGGCTGGGGCGGCGGGCTGTCCCCAACCCCAAGAAGTGAACCCAGATCATTAGGCTGACTACCCGAAGAACTGGTTTTCTTTGGTCCTGGGTTGAATGGTGCCGACCCCGCGCCGCTACCACGGCCGAACATATCAGCAGCCACACCACTCAAGCCGCGCACACCGCCGCCCTCCAGCGCGGGCGGAAGGGGCGGCGGAGCGGGTGTACGCGGAACCGCGCCGCCCACGGCGTAGCTGTGCAGCGAACGCCGGAAGTCGTAGACCGCGGCCTGCCCGCCCAGCGCGGCAACGTCGTCGCGGGTCAGAACATGCTCACCGCTGTGCGCCATGATCGGCACTTCGCCGCCGTTGGCGTAACGCGGCAAGGGGGGACCGTACACCGGACCCGAAGGGGCCGAACCTGACTGTTGACGCCGACCGCGCTGCGGCACGCCGGTACCTGCAACGAGACCGCGGCCCCTGCTGGACCGGAAAGCTTCGTCCGCCGTCACCGAGTACATGCTGCCGTCGCCGGTGTCCGACAGGTTGATCCGGCCGGTGCGCGGGTCATACCCGGTAACAGCGATGAAGTGACCGTAAGGGTAGTCCCTACCCGCTATGGATGAACCGGGAGCCACGTTCAGAACCGACCCGACACCCCTGTCTATGGAGTCTTTGACCGCGTTGAACAGCACATCGGGGCTGCCGCCGGACGCCTCCAACGCCGTGTACCCGCCGCTGGGGTTCAGCCGGTTGAGGCCAGCAGACAAAGAGCTGATACCACCGCCGCGAGCGATGACGCCATCAAGATCGTCCTGAGACATGTTCACGCCACCAGCCGACAGAACGATCTGCGCTGCCGCGTTGATGCAGTTGTTGGCGTACTGCTGCACCGCCACCGGAATGGTGTTCAGGTTGACCCCAGGGAGCTTGCCGCCAAACCTGGCGGGACCTGCGCCTCCGCCCTCGTAATTAGTACCGAAATCACCCGCGCCCCCGACCCATGCGGACGGGTCGGAAACAGAAGCCGGTCGAGGGCTGACCGGCGCGTCCAGCACCCCGCCTCCGTACCAGTTCGGGGAATAGCCGGGGGAACCGGACGGGGCGTAAGCCGGGGCACCAGCAACGGTTTCCCGGCCTGGGTCCAGCGGCCCATTCTTGTAGTAGCCCATCGACGACGCCGCCATGCCTGCCAAGCCAGAGCCGGCACCTTCCCCTTGCGGGAAACCCAGCCCCGCCTGCGCGCCACGTATCGCGCCGAACACCGGGGCGAACGCCAGGTTGGCGAGGAACTTCGTGATGTTCTCAGCGATGCCGGTCAGGCCCTTGCTGATGCCAAAGTCCTTGTCGATCTCCGCGCCGAAGTCGCCGAGCGAATCACGCGCATTCTCCGTCTCGGTTTTCAGCTTCTCAACATCACCGGCCTGCGCTTTACCCAAGCCAACCAGGGCTTTGTGCAGCTGAAGCCTTCCGTCGAGAACCTTTCTCTCGAGGTCGTGGATTTCTTCCTCGCTGAGAAGACCCGACTGTTTCGCGGCCAGCAGATCCTTGTTGGCTTCCTCAAGATCGGTGGCCCTGTCCACGACCGCCAGTTGCGCGTCGAACACTTCCTGGGGGTCGACCATGTTCGCGCCGTACCCGGTGAGCTGACCGAACGAGTTGTACTGCGGCATGACCGGACCCCGAATGCTGGGCGTCCCCGGCGTACCCCCGGTGGGGTACTCGGGCATCCCATTCGCCCCCATCGGCAGCATCGGAGTGATCTTCTGTCCGGTGATCGGGTTGGTGAAGGGATCGACGGCATACGATTCGCGCGGAAGCTCGCCACGGTACTTGTCGAGAAGTTCGGATTCCGTCAGAGCTTTCCCGGTTTTCGGATCTATGACCGTACCCGGAAGCGGGAACTCGTAGTCGTTGTAACCCGGTGGCACCTCAGGCCACTCGGGCATCGTAGGGCCTGCTGGGTTTTCACCCCGGGGATACCAGTCCTTGTAAAAGCTGTCCCTTGATGGGGGCGTCGGAGGGGCGGGAGAATCCGTCAGCCCTCTGATCCAATCCTCATAAGCAGACAAGAAAGGAACCCAAGTCGGGAATATCTTCTCGTCCTGTTTCTTGTTGTAGTCATTCATGTAACCCTGCGGATTGTCCTGCTTGCTGGCAATCCACTCATTGAACTTGCGATCAAGAGAACTAAGGATCGGGGTGGCGATTGACAACCCAACGGCCGCGCCAACGCCAGCCCAGTTGAAGCTCCCGATTGCAGTGCTGAGCTTTGAGCTGAAACCCTTGCCCGCTTTAGTGCCAGCCCCCGCGAACGCCGTAGCGGTGTTCGCTCCGACATTCTTCGCCGTCGACGTTACAGCGGCCCCGCTGGCGGCAACGGCGGCAGATGCGCTGCTCATCAAACCGATGCGCCCGGCGAAGGTCTTGAACCCGGCAATCAGACCGGGCAAGACGGCCTTAACGTCCGTTACCCATTTTAATATTTGCCACAGCTTGACAACGCTCCAAGCGCCAGCAAGAAGAAGCACCGCATTCTTCCAGCCAATAGTCTGACCGATAAGAGAATCAAGGATCGGCAGCAGCCATGCTGCCGCGTCGGCGACGCCCTCAAATAGCTTGAAAAGCCATACGGCAACGTCTGCCACTTTGTCCAGAAGAACCAGGAACTCTTGCGGCGACTTGTTGCCAAAAACATTGTATATTTGCTGGCCAAGGCCGAAAAGAAACTTGCTGATCGCCTTAACGGCGTCGATGCCCTTCTGCATGAAGTTCTGCAGCGACCCGTCTTCCTGCGCCCTGGTGATGAAGTTGTCAAACGTCACCATCAAGTTCGTGAACCCGTCAGCAAGCCCCGGCAGGAACCCGGAACCCGTCTCCGCGATCTTCGTGAACGCATTCGTCAGTGCCAGAACACCCGGCCTGATGCGGTCGAACATCGACGCAACATTGGCGGCTATGGCGCTGACCCGCTGCTGCGTTTCCGGAGTCATGAATTGGAAAGAGATGCCGGTGAACATCTGATTGAACGACGTAGCGATGGACGTCATCATCGTTTTCAACGTCGGGCCGAAAGTCTGAGCCAGGGCCTGCAAGGTCGGGGACACATCCGCGAACAACGCATCCTGAGTGGCCCTCTTGAGATCCCCAAGTGGACCGTCGACAAGATTCTTGAGTGAAAGCGCGGCCTGCTGCGCGTTCGGCGAAAGCCGATACAACGCCTCTGCGAACTTCTCGGGATCGCCCATGCTGCCAAGGGCGTCACCAAAACCCCACATACCGACAGTCAGGGTGGCAATCCCCGCTGTGGCCGCATAGGCCACAGCCGGCAGCAGCGCAATAGACTGGCTGGCGGTGACCGCGGCCTCGGCAACGGTAGCCATGATTGCGGCGACGGGGAGAATTGCTGTGGGCGACAGGGTACCCAGCGGGGTGAGCGCGCCGATATTTCGCGCTATGTACTGACCCGCGCTTTGCGGTTTCAGCTTGGCCCTATCCCTCGCCTCCCGCGCCCTCTTTCTTTCTTCAGCTCTTTGTCCAGCCAGTTCCTGCTGCTTGTAGTAGTCGTTGAGGGCGGCGTTGGAGTCTTTAACAATCCTTTTCTGCGCCAGGAAAGCTTTATTGATTTTCCCAATCTGAATTGCCAGGGCCTCTGAACTCACCGAACTGTCTTGGGACATCTGGTGATACTTCTGAAGCTCTTCAGAAACTTTCTGAGCGGAGTCGTCAACCCGATCGAACTGCCGGGCCAGGTTCCTGTTCTGGTCGACCGCATCCTGATTGGCGTATCGAAGTCTCTTCGTCTGCATTTCCATGTTGAGACTTTGATCGGCGAGGCCGCGTAGCGACTTCTCGTTCCGCTGGATCACGGAATCGTGGTCGCGCTGTTGCCGGACCAGATCGACGATTGCTGCATTCAAGTTCCGCGCTTGGCGCGCTTCTGCTTCTTTGGCGTCCTTGAGGGCGCGACCCTTCGCCTTAATCTGCGAGGCACGAACCCCTTCGGTCTTGCGGAGTTCGTTGTAGTCCTCTTGCACCCTGGCGACCTTCTTAGTGGCTTCGGTCAAGCCTTCCATCGACTTGGAGATGCTTTTGTTGTCTTGAACGTAGACGACGTTTGCGGCGTGCAGGTTTTCCGTGTCACGGCGCAGCTTGTTGGTCGTGCGGGAAAGCTGAGTTAACTCCTTTCTGTTGACAGCGGTGATCTTTGCGACATCACGGAGGTTCTTTTTGTAATCCCTGGTTTCTTCCTTCAGGGTTCTCTTGGCAAGCGCGTTAGCGCGGGACGCCTTGTTCTCGGCCTGCAACTTGTAGACAAGATTCTGCTCGGCAGCGGCAAGATCCTCGACGGCCGCGGTAATGGCTTTGTCTAGCTTTTCCTGCTCCTCGTCATCTTTGGCCGTGCGTCTACGGAGGTTTCTAAGGCTCTTTTTGGCTTCCTCATGGCGCAACGTAGCCTTGGTCAGCTCGTCGGTCTTGTTGATCGCATGATCCCGAGAGGTTGCTAAAGCATCGTCAAGCTTGACGAGCTGCTTAGTCGCCCCCTGCGCTGCCCTTACACCGCTGGCCTTGATTTCTTTCTCAAGGCCCTTCATGTAATCGCGAAGCTCATCACCCTCCTTAATCAGTCGACGCTGATTGAGGCGGGCGATGATGTCGATGTAGATAGCCAACGGTGACTACCTCCCGTCGCTACAAATGCAGGCTGCCGCTGTCACCAGTCATCATCCCCGACGTCAGGGGTGTTGCGTTTCGCAACACCCGGCTTCGCGGCGAAGGAATAGAAACTCTCCCGCACTTCGGTCTGCGCTTCAGCCTTCTCGGCAAGCTCCCGCAACTTTAACGCCGAAAGATGAATCTGCGATCCATACTCTTCGCCCTTGACCTTGGGCAGGAAGGATGCACGAAGTACCGCTATCTCGTTGGCGATCTGCGCCCACACCTTTTCCTCGCCGGAATACTCCCCGCCCCTAGCAGCGGTCTTGAAGGCACCCCGCTCAGGCATGAACTCCAAGAGTTCGAGCAACTCGTAGGAGGACATGGACCCATCGTGCCATTCTTTTATCCGGCGATGATGGTACTGCGACAGGTCACTTGCGATTTGACGAGGGTACTGCCGCCAGATCCACAGCGCCTCCCTCACTTTTCGAGTCAGCCGCCTCACGGTCCCGCAACTCGGCCGCCTGCTTGGCCCAGGCACGCCACACGTCACCGGCCGACTTGCCGCCAGCCACGAGGCGCTGGTAGCCGTCCTCGCCGAGGGCGATCCGCGCCACCCGCACCGAATGGGGCGGCTTGATCAGTTCGCCGTTCTTGCGGTACGGCCGCTTCAGCGCACCAAGTGACACGGAGGCAGGCAGCACCACACCGTTCTCGTTGCCGTCAGGGTCCTTGAGCCGCTGTTCGGGGATGTGGATGTCCTCTTCGCGGTCGTAGGACTCCATCTCGAACTGAAGCTCTTCGTACTGCTCCATCGCTTCGTCGTCCAGCATCCCCAGGTCGGGGTGTGGGGGGATGGAGATGGTGGTTCCGTCGTTCAGTTCCATCTCGATGTCGGCGAACAGCGAGTCGTAGGCGTCGGCCTGCTCGCGTGCTTGCTGGCCAGCGTTCGGGGCGGTGTGAGGGAGGTTGCGAATTTTCTCAGGCATAGGCATTGGTTTACCAGATCAACGATCAAACGTCCAAACATGAGTTGCCTATGTCCAACAATGATGTCCTATCATCTAAAACATGCCCGGAGTGAAATCAGAATTAGGCCTCACCGCACTAGTGGTAGCCGCCAATGTTCGACGCCACCGCGAACGGATGGGGCTGGGGTTCGCCCAGCTGTCCCGCGAACTCATCAGAGCCGGCCGCGACATTCCACCGCTAGGACTTGGGCGCATCGAGTCCGGCGATCGCAGAGTGGACGTCGACGAACTCACCGCGCTGGCTGCGGCGTTCGGCGTCTGCCCAGCCACTCTGCTCATGCCGGAAACCGAAGACCCGGAAGCCATGGTGCAACTCACAGGCGTCGAAAGAGGGCAAGCCCAACGCATCTGGTCATGGCTGACCGGCTCCTACCCGCTGGACGGATCGGTGCTGGCGTTCTTCAACGTCGCGCTCCCGCTGTGGGAGCGCGATGCCGTCGAACAGAAGATCGGTGCCGTGCGGAGCTAGGTGTTGCGAAACGCAACACCCTTGGCGCTACTAATCCGCCAGGTCCGTCGGCGCACCAACGACAGCGCCACCCGTTTTGCCGGTGGTGTTGATGTCGGTCCAAGCCTCGCCGCCGACCCACTCCGCGTAGTACAGCGGAACGAGTTCGTCGGAGTTCGGGTTGTTCGGGTCCTTGCCGACGAAGTACGGATCGGGCAGGACCATGTAGCCCAGCGAGCCGGAGTCGGGATCGGTCTTGGACCGGCGGAACGAACCGATGTCGTTCAGCTTGCACAGCGAGTAGCCCTCGGCGGTGTACAGGAACTTGCCCCGCTTGCGGCGGGCGAACATCAGGAGGATCTGGTACTCGGGGCCTTCGTTGTCGATCGGCTTACCGATGTTGAAGTCGGCGGTGCCGGGGTCTTCCACAATCGACTTGCCGTCTGCGTCGCTGAGCGCCAGGTTCATACGCAGGCGCTTCATCAGCGGCTTCACGGTTTCGACGCCGGTGAAGTTGATCGACAGAGCCTCGGAGGTCAGGTCCGAATCGAAGGGCATGTTCGACTGCAAGATCATCTGGTTGTCGTTGGAGATGTCGGCAGCGCGTTCCGGCCCGCCATCCTCGGTGAGAGCACCGATCAGATGGAATCCCTCATTCGGCTCGGGGTTGAGCTGCCAGTCGCCGTCGACCAGGACGTACGCGAACAGGTCGTCACGCGGCGTGCCGTCAGCGGCGAACGGGGACCAGTTGGGAGTCGGCGGGGTGCCGGTCTTCCACGGACTGATGTTGGTCTCGGAGCCGCGGTTGTCGCGGATCAGGATCGCCGCAAGGCCACCCCTGGTATTGAAGCGTGCATCGACATCGCCGAAGCCGCCTGCCCGCCACGATGTGCCCGTCGCTGGAATCGCCATAGTCGAACCCTTTCCTCACCCTGGATGATATGCCATTGACCGAGAATCTAGTCGTAAGTCTGCCCGAACTGGTAGCGCGCCACATATCGAATGATCTGCTCGTTTTCGTGTCGCAGCCTGCGCGGTGACTCGAACACCCTCATCCAATCAATCGTGCCGTCCGTTTCTAGATAGCGACCCAATTGAAGCATCCTGGCATGGACTCTATCTTTGACGTCACGCGCTGCATCTTCGCCAAGACTTTTTTCACACATGATGTCCACTTGAACCACAGGATCGGCGGTCGATTCCTCGAGAACTTCTCTGGACGTAATCTGCTGGACGAGTAGAAACGGGTAGGGGTCGCCTGCGCGGCGGGAGATGGATGTGCGGTACATCGGCATCAGCCACCCCACTACGAGGGTTTCGATGTCGGCGGGCGCGGTGTCCAGAATCTCGACGGTCACGTCCGCGGCTTACGTCGGGCAGCGTACTTGGCGGCCGCTTCAGGATTGGCGGCTTCCCACTCGTGGAACAACTCTTCGTTGGTTGGCCGCTTGCCTCGGTTGATGGCCTTATAGGGGCCACCCTTGACCCCGCTGGTCTTGGGCCAGGTGCTGTTGAAAGAGTTCTCGACCTCTGCGGCAAGCCCAAACGCCGGCGTCGGAGTGTTCGGGGTTGTGTGCCAACGATTATCTTTGCCGAACCAGGAACCCTCGCCTTCCTGGTCCGGCCCGGTGCCGTACTCAAGAAGATGTGCGATCTCGTCGCGGGTCACTGCGCGGGACTTCCAGCCGCCCAGGTTGCCGCCGTTAGCGCGGGTCGCCCTGATGGTTTCCCTGTGAATGGAATTGCGGTACTCGCCTGTGGCGTACCCGCGATCCAGATAAATGCGGGCGTTGTTCTTCCATTCGTTGACCACCGTGTCGCAAATGTCTGCGAAGTTATCCTCGGTGTGGTCCAGCCTTGTCTTGTCTAGCTCCATCGCTATCTCATTCATGATCTGCCTGCGGGTCACCGACATCTGACGTCACCCCCTCAACGACGTACTGCTCAACAACCGGCTGCTCAACTTCAACCTCGTCTGTCGGGGTGTTGCGATCCGCAACACCCTCTTCCGGCTGCTCAACCTCAACCGGCTGCTCAACTTCAACCTCGCCTGTCGGGGTGTTGCGATCCGCAACACCCTCTTCCGGCTGCTCAACCGGCTGCTCAACCTCAACCGACGGGGTGTTGCGATCCGCAACACCCCCTTCCGGCGGGGTGTTGCGTTTCGCAACACCCTTGCGCCTGGGCTTGCCAACCTCGGGCTGAGATTCCTCGCCGGAATCCACCGGCTTCACATGCTCGGCCAGCGAAGCGGCATCATCCTCGCTGAGGGTGACCACCTGACCTGAACGCTTGTATCGAAAGCCCGTCCCCACCGGGATGTAGCAATCCGAAACCACTTCATATCTACCCACGTCCACTCCCATCAGGTTTGCTTCTTGGAGATAACAGTAGCCTTGAACCAGCCGGTGAAATCCTTAAAAGGCTGAACGCCACCAACAATCCAATACTGAATCCCATCGACACGAATCGCGTCGTCAGGCTGCGCTGCCATAATCTGCTGCCGCAAATCGTCGGTGTACTCACCGATCGGAATCGTCGTCTTCCACAACTCGGTGGCAACGTCATACCCAAGCTCCACCGCCTCCTTGTACGTCAGCGGCCGGTGATGGCAACTAGGCGCGTCGATCAACGTCTCCACTTGAGGGTAAGTGCCCAGTTCGCCCGGCGTGTCGGCATCGGAATACGACACGAACGTCACGGTGTCTGGTCCGAATGGCACGATGCCTCACATGAACTCGACGGGGGGGAGCCGGTAGCCGTCGAAAGCACTCATGAACGAGTACAGCGCAGACTCCGCAGCGTTGGAATATCGGTCAGCCCAACGATAGGTAACGTCGTCAACCTTCTTCGACACAATGTCTAACTCGCTGGTGCCAGACATCTGCATCTGACCCATCTCGTCCACCATCGACAACACGGCGTAACGCCAATCAGCAGCTTCCTCTTCGGTGTAGCCATGCGTCATAGCCACACCGATGGACTGATAGTCACGCCCCCACCAACCGCCCGACGATTTACGAATGGCAGCCGGACGTGACGTGATACCCGGTGGCCCGCCAGGCGTTACCGACAAAGAGTTCAAGCTCAGTAACGTGCCCTTTTCGCTGACGCTGGTCAACGTGACCAACTTGCGCGTTGGAAGCATCAAGATCCTGCTACCCGGCCCATCCAACATGATGGAATCAGCGGTGACCGGAGTCACGACCCACCCGCAATACCGGCGGGCCGTGACGAGTGCGGCATCCAACATCCGCACCACTTCCGGATCATCGCTTCTCAGCCGTCCGTTGGTGAAGTCCTCGACATCAAGAGCACTCAACTCGGGCACATGAAACCCCTACGCTGACGCGGAATCCTCAAGGGGCAACTCGGCTGCATCTTCCGCAGTCGGCAACTCCGGCTCCAACTCCGGCTCCGGCTCCGGCTCCGGCTTAGCCTTCGACGCAGCTTTCTTCGGAGCGGACTTCGGTGCAGCCTTCCCCGCCGCCTTGACGGCGGCGGCGACCTCGGCGTGGTTAACCGATCCGGCTACCCCGTAACTTCCGTCCGGGTTCACCTTGATCCGCATCAGGCGGCCTCAAGCGGAACGATCCCGGCTTCCTCCGTGATCAGCGTCGAGAAGTAGCCCGCGTAAGCAACCTGCAGACCGAACACCGACGGCTCGACCACCTGCAAAGTGCCCACCCGCTGCTCGAAGCACTCGATCGCGGCGGTGGAGAACAGGAACGCCTCGCCGGGGACCAGACCAGCAGACATGACCACCGGAATGCCGGAGATCGTGCCCATCAGGCCCTGGGCGAAACGGCCCGCCTCAAAACCGGGGGACTGAGCGTCCCGCGGGTTCACCGGGGCGAACAGCGGACCGAAAGTTCCCAGCACGTCGGGAGCGATGGCGATCATCAGACGACCCATGCCCTTGACGGCGTTGTAGACGGTTCCGGCAGCCGACCACACGGCAGATGCCACGGTGTCAGCAGTCGGAGTCGCACCGTAACCGACCGCAGCAGTGCCGACGCCACCCAGAGTGCCGGCCACCAGGGACTCGGTTTCGATCGAATACTGCTGACCGAGACCGTTGACCACCAGGTCCAGCGCCGACGGAGACGAGAAGTCGATCGCCTGCCGCGACACATTGACGTAGCCGCCGAGGGTCTTGGCGTTCACGACCTTGCGCTCGATCGTCATCTTCTGGCTGACCAGTTCCGACTTCTCGTCGGCAGGCCCACCAGCAGTACCCTGCAAGGCCACGGCCGTGTGCTGGGTGACGATCGGACGGTAGAACGTCGCGTTGTTCAGCGGCATCGTTCCGATCGAAGACACCAGCGGACGGGCCGCGTCGATGAAGTCGATGACGGGACCGACGATGGGGTCGGGGATGACACCCAGCGAATCGCTGGTCCGCTGATGATCGGCGGCCCGGCTGTAAACCTCCAGGCGGTCAGTCGCGTCGCGGCTGCCCTGTGCGCTGTTCCACATGTCCAGCATGTACGCACCGACCGAACGGTACTCGACCTGGCCCGGCTCGGGCTTGCCCTTCATGATGGCGATGGCCTGATCGACAGCGCGACCCTTGCTGCGGGTCTCGTAGGCGATCCGGTTGACCTCTTGAGCCTGATCCAGTTCAGCCTGAATCTTTTCCATCCGGCCACGGGCCTCGATGACCATCTGATTTTCCTCGTCGTTGACATCCCGGCTCGCCGCGTTGGCGCGCTGGTAGATGCCCCTGACGAGGGATTCCTTTTGTTCCAGTTCCCGGTCGAGCCGCTGGATGTACTCGTCGCCAGCGGTGATGTTACTTCCCACCTTGATCTCCTTCGAGAGAAAGTTTTGTCTGATTTTGGCAACGGTCCTCTTGACCAACGAGTCCGAAAACGGACAGCCCTCCCGGCCAGCGCTCACCTATGTGATGACAGCAGACTAACACCAAAGAGATGGAAAACTCAGCGACGCACGCGCTGAGAAGCCCAACGCAAAACAGGATCGTTCAAGAACTCATCCATTCGCGGGGTCTTGGAAACCGGCGGCAACTCTTCCGTGGAACCCTCGCTGCGCATCGCCAGAACTTTCGCACCCTCATAAGCGGGCTGGCCGACGAACGCCAAATGATCCAGGAACGCCCGGTTCACCCGGCGAGTCTTTGTGTACTGATCCAAGTCCTGATCGAATTTCGGATTCTTGATCATGAACCCGATGCTGGGGAACAGCGCCTCATCGCTGGCGAGTTCCAAAGTTTCATCACCTACAGCGGTGCGGCTGATCTTCACTTCGCTGATCAGACCGGCGTCCCGGTAAGGGTCCGACGAAAGCACCCGACCGACCAGCCGCGCACCGACATGCTCCGGTGCCGGGATGCTCAAAGAGGTGGTCGCGGGAATCTTGCGGGTCTGGCTTTCGATGCCATTGAAAGCGCTCCGCGAGAACACCTCCGTCCACATCTCCTGGCGGAAAGGAACCGTGGTGGGATGCTCATACGGAACGGCCAGCACGGTGATGATCCGCTGGGCGAAATCCACGTTGTCGATCTGAACGCCGGTTGAACGGGTTTCTATTTGCGAAGGCATCGCATTGCGATCCACGCCCGTCTGCTCATCTTCCGACACTTTAGGCCACCTCCCGCGTCACCGCGTCACCTATGACTCAGAGGCTAGGCTACCGCAATCACCCATCTTTGATGCACATGTCGTGCATGTTTAGGTCACCTTTCCGACCGACTGGTGCAGTAGGCCACCAGCTTCCAGTTGAAACGGTACTGGGTCGCCCCGCACTGAAACACCAGATCGGGATCATCTTTGATCGGCCATCAGATCACCGGCAAGCCAGCCATCCTGAACGCCACCAACGCCATCATCCCCAACGCCACCAACGTCAAACCGAACTGAATTCGCAGGTCAGCGAACTTTGTGGCGACCGCACCGAAGAACAGCACCATCGCCAGCAGCACCGCCTGCAAGGTGTAGCGAGTCGACGTTTCCCCCGCCTGCGCGGCCTCGGCCAGTTTGGTTTCGGCTTCAGCAGCGAACGCCTCAGCCCTGACCTGACCCCGCGGAACGTAAGAGTCCAAGTCCAGTGGTGTCCCCTTGGGCAACGTGTTGTCGACAGGGTTGCCGTCAACGTCAAGAACCTCGGTGCGAAGCCACTCATCCTGGGCGATGTCCAAGGCCGGGGAGAATCTGTCCCGCAGGAACCCGGCCAACTCGTCGCGGTTAAGGGTGACCGATTTCTCCCACTCCACCCAGATCGTTGCGTCCACCACCGATTGCGTCACCCCGTCGGACGCGGCCCGACCAGCGTCTGCGCGCAGCAACGAAGAATCCGCCTTGGCATCTGAGGACACCGAATCCCACTGGCTACCCTGATACGTCACCCAAGCAGTGATGACCGCGGCCAACGCCATCATCGCGGCAACCGCCACGTCTAGACGGCGACTATTCAGCACAGCGGTGGCCTAATCCATCCCGCCGGTGAGCCTGGACGCCACCGCCTCTGCCGGCTCCTGACTCAGGCGCTCCATCGCACGCGCCTCATCAGGTGTCATAACACCGCATTCGATCAAAGTCTTATACGAGTTGGCACGGTCAACCAGACTGGGCCGGGTGTAGTCGTCGCGGTTCATTTCCAAGGACTGCGGACCTGGAAGCGCCCACCCGCTCAACGCGCCCATGACGGCGTTCGCTTTCGGCCGCAGACTGGAGCGGTCATGGAACCCGAACAGCTGCTCGATGTTGGAGTAGGTGAGCGATCCGGTCGCACCGGGAAGCCCGACAAGGAACGGCGGAACACCCAGCAGAATCGCCATGCGCGCCTCAGCGAACTGCGTCATCTCCAACAAGCTGATCTCACTGGCGTTCATCGTCTTCGCCTGATGCAGCATCGCACCGTTGGACACCAAAGCCGGGTGCCCCGAATAGCGGGTACGTGACTCAATCCACCGATCCATCAAGTCGGTCGCCTCGGACTGGCTGATCTTACGGTCGATACTCAACCAGTACAGGGGAACGCCACCCGTTTCGGCCAAATTCTGCGTGTACCTTTGCAGCAACCCGATGGTGACGGCGCGGTCAGCGGCAGATTCCAGCGGACCGTGACCGCGAGGATCGTCAATCGTTGTCTGGTACCGAATGTGCAGGATGTCTTTGGTGACATTCATTGCGCCCAGCCTGTACTCGCGCACCCCGCCGTTCATCTCAACGGTGACCAGCCACGGAGGAATGACGCGGAACCGGATCGGATAGCCGTCCGAATCGTGCGCCATCGCCAGCACGAACGCTTCACCAAGGTGGTAATCCCAGAACAGCTGCTTGGCGAACTCCTGCCAGGAGGCGTAGACAGTCGGGTCAGGATTAGCCATCCACGGCAACGACCTGATGACGCTGCCGTTGCGGAGCCGGTAGATCGGCATGGAACTGAGAACCGACGAGTTGAGGTCGATGCACGCCCACGCGACATCAACCAGGGTTTTAACCTGATGACCCGCTTCCCAGTTCGGGGTTGCCCAGCTTTCGGGATACCCCGACCACGGAGAAGGCTGAATCCACGGAAGCGCCCGCGCCTCAGGCAGGTCAGTCAGCGAGCTGATGTCCACCATGTCCGGGTCGCCAGGGTTGTACGTAGGACTGCCATTACTGTTGGGCACCATGCCGCTGGCGGTTTCACCTTTAAGCCAGCTCCAAAAGCTCACCGGACTCGCCTCCTATGCCTGGGCCGCGGCACGGCGGCGCTTGTAATACTCCCGCATATATTCATTGCGGTCACGCTTCCGCTTCATGCCCCGCTGTATCTTGTTGTTGCATTCCCGGCAGTGCCTTGTTCCGTTCTTGGCTAGCTTAGTGTTCTCCGGCGTGTATTCGTGCCCATGAACGCAGTGCGTCTTCGCGGCCTTTTGGGAAGTCAACGTGAGTGTTGATCGCAACAGGTTGACTTTGCGCGTGACAGGTTCCAAGTGATCCGGATTCACGCAGCTACGGTGGCGGCAGTTAGCGCCACCGCTGCACGACTGATCGTTGTTGTGGCAGACGTGATCGAGATCCATCCCATCAGATATGGAACCGAACGTCCGTTCATACAGCCAGCGATGCGCCGGAACCTGCTTCTTGCTTTCCCTGTCGTAGAACGCTCCGTACCCGCCACCCGACTTCCCGGCAACCCACTCCCAGCAGCCGCTTTCCTTAATTTCGACGCGTTCCATGAAGCGTTTCATGCCCAAGTCCACACGTCACATACTATCAAGCATGAAGGGTGTTGCGAAACGCAACACCCTCATAACAGCACCGGCATCGGCGCGGCAGTCATCCCGTATCGGTACAGAGCGCACGAACACGCCACCGCTGGGGACACATCAACGCTGTAACTCCGGCGATCAAACACTTCAGATTCCCCCGAAACGATGAACCGTGTCCTGGTCATCGCCATCGCCGTGTTCAGTTCCTCCTGGTCGAGATGGCAAATCGTCGCATTCTTGATGGCCTCCTGCATGGTCGAGTAGGAAGCCGCCATGTCGGTCTGAGACAGCCGCTTGTATTCGATGTTCGCTTCCACCAACGCAGGCTCAAGCGAACGGGCAGCCCCGCTGGTGATCGCAACCTCCACGATGGTCCGATTGTCGATCAGCTTCTGCACCTGAGAAATGGCATCGCGGGCCTTGACCTCGGTAGCCATCAGCAGCACCCGCGAGCCGTTATCGGTGTCAACCTCACCGGCGACACCGATCCAGCAATGCCGACGATCAGGACTCATGTCGATAACAACCGCAGCACTCGACGGAGTATCCGCGCCGCGGTCAGCAAGGTCGCTCCACGCCGCCAAGTCGAACGCGCTGGCCTCGTCGGAATCCCAGATACCCAACGCCTCACGTTGAAAGCCGCTGTCGTCAAGACGGCGACGCAAACGCTGAATTGACACGACCGGAGTCCGATGCGGACACGAAGGGTTGCCCTTCATCCACTGATCCACGTCGTCGATGTCGGCGTTCTCGTCAGCGCCGCACTCAACCCACGCCAGATCAGTGGCCTCGCCAGACCACGCCTCGCGGCGCATGACAGTGAACATCTCAGAGTTGTCGGACGGCTTCGGCGGCGTGCCCACATAGGTGTGCAAGCCCAGCCGCGACGTGTTCAGCGTGGCGAGCATGTCCTGCATGGCGCGCTGAGACAGAATCTGCGCCTCATCCGACATCAACATGTCCACGCCGGGAATGCCTCGACCGAACCCGCGTTCACGCGCACCGAACAGGATGCGCGAACCGTTGACGAACTCGACCGCCTCGTCGCCGGAACCCAAGATCACCTTCTTGATGAACGGCTTGACCTTCTCCCGCTTACAGAAAGCCTGCACAGCCTGAAACGATTCACTGTTCGTCTTCACATGATGGGACGTCCAGATACCCAGCAGGCCGGGGAACTCCACAGCCATCCCGAACATCACAGCAGTCAACGTGAAAGTTTTCCCGACCTGACGCGGCAAGCTCATGCCGAACCCGCCGACAGTGTGGGCGATTACGCCGTCCTCGCGGTGGGCGAGCAGCAGCCCGGCGATACCGTCCTGCCAACGATCCAGCGAAATACCCAGACGTTCGTCGCACGTTTCACGAACAGCAGGCCAGTACGAGCCGGTGATGCCGGTAGGAATAACCAGCTTCCTGGCCACCTCGGACAGCTTACGGTCGACGCGATCCTCAGAGATCGTCGGCGGGGTCCCACTTTTTGCGGGCCGCTTTCCCGATGCCATTAGACTCACCGCCTTCCTTCTTCTGGCGCTCTTCCAGGTCGCGTATCTCTTTCACCGTGTCCTGCAAACGCCTGGTCAGCGGAGACAGGTCGCGCATCGGGCAGTCCTCGATAGCCTCGGCCAGCCGATCCCGAATGGCGTACAGCAGCTTCAGTTCATCGCCGCTGGCGGCGGCGGCCGACACACTCATCATCAACCCTTTCAGCGGAAGAACTCCAGCGCCGCCGGCGCGACAGGCGCAGGCTTCCGTAACAACTCATCTTCAGCGCGAACCTCCGACAGCGGTCGCGCCTTCCGGCGCAAGTTGCACGGCTGACAGCTGCCCCGCAGATTCTGCCGCACATACTTCAGGTCGGGTCGGTGGCTGACCGGGATGATGTGGTCAGCGGTGGTCGACCACCGGGTGCAGCAGGACAGCCGCAACCTGCACACCGGCTCTTCCTTGATAACACTGAGACGCAGCTTCTGCCAGCGATAGCTGGTGAGTTGCCCACGACGTTGGGGCCGCGCACGCCTCATGGCCCACGTCCGTGATCCTGCACCCGTATCGACCATTCGGATTTCCCTGTGGTCGCGTCAATGCTGACACTGCTACCCGTTAACGCTGCATCGGCCATAACAATCATGATGGCCTTAAGCCACGGTTCTGGCTTGGCATTTTTTTCGAGTGCGTCCCTGAAGTAGTCGGGCGGAATGAATCTCCACTCGTCAAGAGCGTCGTCGAAAACAACGGACCCATCGACGGCCAGGCGCACGCGGGCGGTCAACGAACTGTTCTTTCGTGCGGACATTCAGGGGAAAGCACGCCCAGGTTTGCGATCAACTGCTTTCCGTCAACAACGACGACCGGCGAATCAGTGACGGTGAGAATAGCCAGCGGACTGGAACGAGCCTTGTCGCACCGGCAGTGGATCGGAACGACCCGCCTAGCGGAATCGTGTTCGATGCTGCGCGCCTCTTGCCGCAACCGGGCAACGTCGTCCTTGGCGATCATCTCAACCTCGCCCTCGGTTTCGATGAGGCCAGCAATAGCCTCCCCCAAAAGGTTAGCTGTTTCGTCGGCAAGATCAGCCATCTCTTTCGGCATCCCCGCAGTTCTGAACTGCGGCAGCAGAATCTTGGCAGCGTTCGGCTGGCCAGGCCGCACAAGTCCCTCGCGTAAACCTTTCGCGATCAACTCGGCAACCCTTTTGCTTTGCACGACATCAAAATTAGCGGCATGGCGATAAAGATGTCAAAAGGCACCACTGTTTATGATGATGACGTGACAAGTAATAGATGGGAAGACGCCCAGTGTTGCAAAGCGCAACACCTCCCATGGACGGGCGACCACATGCCGACAAAGCAGGCATTCGACGAGATGTCTTCCATCTGCGCCGAATGCCCGCTCCTGATGCCATGCGCCCGGTACGCCCTGACAGAAGCGGCCGGCGGCTTCTACGCCGGAGTGTGGCTCCCCTGGAAAACGCAACGCGAAGCCGGACACAGGCGAGTCGCCCGCATCCAGCTTCGCGCCAAAGCACTGGTCAAGGTCTAGTCCAGACTTTCGTCTTCTCATCCATAACCAGAACCCCCTGGCTGATCGCGTATTCCAGCGCAACCCGCACCAACGAGCGGTCCCTCGAATGGATCGAATTGACCAGCTCACCGTTGGAAACCCCAACCGGACCGGACCTATCAACCTTCCTCAGAAGATTCCGCAGCACCCGATCCGCGGCAGTCACCTGCTCGGCAGCCTCACTGCGCTTCGCGGCGGCATGTTCCGCACCTTTCAGAACCCCGCGATCCCTAAACTCGTTCAGGCGTGACTCCTGATATGCCTCACCAACCCGGCCCAACGTCCAGTCCGACACCGCACTGACGATCTTGGCGAGCCTCCAATCCTCCACATCAATCTCGGTGCGCCCATCCATGTACGCCAACGCGAACGCCACCTTCTCCTGAGCGAACAGCGCGTGACCCCGCGACTCCTCAACCTGATTACGCATGAACGCAGCCCGCGCTTCACGTATCTCCAACTCGACCTCAGACGGCACCGCAATCGACCCGACAGCATTGAGCAGCTCCACCCTGCGGGGAAACATGCCGTTCAAGGTGCGTTCCAGCCCCAAGCCGTCCACCGGATACGGCGTCGGCTCGGCAACCACACGACGGTCCATGCCAGGAAACCACATGAGCCGCTGCATAGTGCCGCCGCCGCCATCCTCCAACAGCGCACCCGCCCGAGACGGCTGCGCCCCGACAAGCATCGTCATCCGGTAGGTGTGCGCCTCGACCGGCGAAACCGTCCTGCCGCGATACGTGAACCCCAACCGCTCGCCAGAGAACCCGTTGCGGAGAACAACCGAAGTGGTCTGACCGGACCTGTCGCCCATCACGCCGATCGTGTCAATCTCAGGAACGTCGAACATCACCGACGTGACATACTCCTGCGGGTCTTCGACCCGACGGTTGTAGCACTCGACCATTCCCTCGCCCGACCCGATCGGCCTGACATCAACATCGCCGGTGACCAACGCGGAAGCAACAGCCATAGCGGTGCCCTTGCCGCCGCCGGACTGCGCCACCACCACACCGAACCAGTTCAACGAACCCCTCCCACCGATGATGGGAGGCAAGGTCATACTGGGCGGCACCAGCGCAAGAACGCGAGCGACACACGCGGCGAACACCGCCCACGGTGCAGCCATGCGAGCCAAGGCGGCTTCGTAGATGATCTGATGCGCGTCACGCGCCGACCAGAAATCCTGTTCGATAACCTCAAGCTCGCCGACCGGCCCAGGGCGCGACGGTTCGGTATCATCCAACTCGGCGGCGACCTCGGTGCTATCAGCCCGCTCCGCGTTGGCAAATTGGGCGCCGGGATCGCCGCCACCCCCCAGCATCCGGCGGAACCAATCCAGAATCCCCGGCTGGGAAAGCTCCCTCGCCACATTGCCGTTGCTGACCATGCGGTTGAACTCGGAGAACGCGACATCGCGTGGCCGCGTATCGCCCCGCGACGGATCAGCGAGAACAGCGATGAACACTTCGCGCAGCAGCGACAACGCCGACTCCACACCCGGCTGACCCTCCGCGCCCAGCCGCAGAATCGCCATGACGTGACGCAGGCAAGTGTCATGCCGGGACATCCCCGGCAGATTCATCTCCTTGATCGCCTCCGCGAGCCGCGCCTGCACCAGCACGGAAGGATCCCCGGCGGTAAGCGCCTGACGGGTATCGAACTCGGCGGAAATGTCCAACGACTTCGGCGTGAGCTTCAACCCGTCGATCCACGACTCAGGCAACCAGGGAATATCGTCCAAGCTGGGAACACCCAGAAGCTGCCCCGCTGAGTTACGCCACCAGTAGTCGCGGCCCTCAGGATGAAGCGACGGCCAGCACACCACATAGCGGTGATGCCGTTGAATGACCTCAATGTCCCCGATAGACATTTCGGGGAACACGATCACCGTTTCCAGCAGAGTGCTCGGCGGCACACGGAACAACCGCAGCCCCGACACCAAATCACCGTCACGGCTCGACGACTGGGGACCATCCGGCAGCGGACCCCAACGCTTCACCGCCTCCGCGAACGCGGCCGCGCCGGTCTTGGCCCCGTAGGCATCGACGTCGATACCGATAACCCCATCTGGCAGCCGCAGACACAGATTGCCGTCGGGATACAACTCGCTCCACTGCAGAACGTCGCCATAGGACGGCTCCGCGCCGTCGTACCCGGTGAACCCTTTCGGCGGCGGCCACTTAGCGCCGCGCTTCAAGGGAAGAACGCCCCGCCAACCAGCCTCCCAATAGGTTTCGGCGGCGGCGGCGTAGCCGATGTTCGCGGTGTCGGGCAACATCACTGGGCACGCCCGCTCTCTTCGCCGGCTTGGAAGGCGAGAGCAACCTCGGCGTCCAGTTCAGCCTCGGACACGATCAAGAACCCGGCCGCATTGAGTGAACTGATGATGGCGCTGGGCATCATGCGAGTCGGATACATGGCGTGGGCCTGCCTCAACCCGGCGAGAATGACACCTTCAGGCGTCCGTTCCGCGGGCTTCTTCCGCGGACGGAGTGGAATCTTCACGGTCGCTCCCTTTCGTCCAGGCCTCCGCCTTGTCGGAGGCCAGCTTCTGTGTGGTGGCGACGCTACCCATAAGCCGCGTCACCCTGGCGGCATCCTCGGGATGCCGGTTGATCCAATCAATCAATCCGTTATGAAGTCGGTTGATGGTTCCAAGCATTCGGTCCATGACAACGCCCAATCCCTGAACCTTGTCCTGCGGGTAGGCGAACCACCGCTGCCCATTGTGAGTGAAAGTGGCGCACGCCCCTCGAGGCAGGCCGGTACTGAAGGTGACCTTTTTCGTTTTGATTTCGTGCACGCTCGCTCCCTCCGGGGATGCCCAACCGGAGTGGCAGGGGGGGGGACCACTCCGGTTGGGCACGTTCTCAGAACGGCGGCGTCGCCGTCGCCGCCATCGTGGCGGAAACAGTTGCCCTCGTCGCATCGTCCATCGCCGCCCAGGCGACATCCGAGATCGCGGCCGGTTTCACCGGAGCCGGTGCAGCCGGTGCAGGTGCCGCCGGGGCTGATGGTGCTGCGGCAGGGGCCGCTGTGCCGAAGTGTTCGGCAACACCCTTCGACGGCGGTGCGTACACAGCCTCGAAGTGCTTCGACGGGGACAGCCCCGGCCGATCAGCCGGTTCAGTCCTGACGAACGTCACCGTCAACGTGCCGCCGATCGCCGGTTCCTTGACCCCAGCCCGGCGCAGGGCGTCACCGACAGCACCGCGCATGTAGCTCTTGACGTACAGCGTGCGGGCACCGTCGTCGAACTGCTGCTCGGGATCGCGCTCAGTGGTGTCGAGTTCGATCCGAACCTGCATCCGGTCGGTGGGCTGACCCGTCTTCGGGTCGTTCACCGGCTCGGGTGCGTGAACAGCGGTGATGGTTCCGGTGATCGTTTTCGGAGGCTGGTCGGGCCAAGTGATGCCTTTACCGCCGCCGAAGAATCCACCTAGTGTCACTGTCGATTTCCAATCTGTGAGTTGTGATTTGTTGTGGTGGCTGTGTTGCGAAACGCAACACCTACTCGCGGCTCTCACCGCGAGAAGACTTAGCGATCCCATAACAGGTATCGCAGGCACTCAGGAGCACCGCGCCGCTGGTGATGCCGGAGTTCAGGAACTCCCGATTGATGTCGGCCTCTGGGGTGTCGGTGCGATAGGTCAGGCCGCACACCGCGCACCGGAACGAACGAAGGTTGTCACTCATCGTCTGTTCCACCAACTCATGAACGCTGCACCGACAAACCCGCCGATACCTGCCGACAGGTACGGCATCCACCAAGAGCAGTCACTCATCGTCGGCCTTCCCTGTCGACAATCTCCCAATCGGTCACATGTCGGCGCACCCACTGGTCTGGCTTGCCGTTGATGATGCGTTTAGCTAGGTGTGGTTGCAGCCCTAGCTCGCGGATCACAGCGTCGGCCAGTGCAAGTGACTCGTCCCATGTCGGGTAATCGACAGAAACTGTGTGGACGAGAACTTGGGCGATGCGGGTGCGGAGGTCGCTCACAGCCCAGCCTCCTTCGCCTTGATACGCCGGGCGGCTCTCTCGCTGGATTCCACCTTCGCCGCCTCATCAACAACCAAGGAGTAGTGCAGGCTGCACAGCGCAGCCAGGCCGCTCTCAGCGTCGATCGTCTTGGTGACGTTGGGTGATCCGCACACGGCACAGTTCAGGTTGCTCATGACCCGCCCCGCTTCACCGCGCCAAGAACGATGGATGCCGCGACGGCCAGGACCGCGAGGAAGATGTCGCGCACATCGGCGGGTGTTGCGCTTCGCAACACTGTCATAATCCAGCACCTCCGCACTGCAGCGGCCCGCGAGGATCAGTCGAGTACCAGGGGCAGAACACGCAATCGACCGGCTCCACCGGAAACCAGCTATACCTGTCTGGATTGTTTTCGATATCAAAGTCATTCAGCAGGCACAGCACCTGCTCGCGCCGGGTCAGCACTTCATCGACAAGCTGCGGGCTGTAGTCCTCCGACCAGACGTGCAGGCTGTGCAGCGTCGCCCCGCGAGGAACGAACGCAATCGCCACACGTTTCACGGGTAGGCCGGCGTTCTCGAAACCCCGCCCATACAGGTGAACCTGATTGCGGTACACCGGGCCGGGGTCTTTCCGGTACTTCCGCAGCCGGGGTGTGCCGACCACCTTCCAGTCGACCACTGTCGCCGTGTCGACGTCGTACAGGTCTGAGCTTCCCGCCAGGCCCGGCGTGACCTGAACCTTGGTTTCAGTCAGCCACCGCTCCCGCCCCAGAACCTCGTTGGCGTGCTGCGCGGCATTGTCGAGCCAGTTGTGCACGGCGGTGCCGATGATCGACGGCAGCGGATCGAACTGCGGATTGGACCCCGGCTCGGCCATGATGCCGTAGGCCATTCTCCGGAAGCAGGGATGGGCGACCTGGCTGGGTCCGAGTTCCACCTGCAGACTGCGCGGGGCGTTCGCGCTGCGTGAGCGGATCATGTGGATGAGGTCGTCGCGCAGCGGATCGCTGGCGGGCGGCTCTGTGTCGAAGAAGTCGGCGGTGGCGGTGTCACTCATCGACGGTCGCCTTCTGCATCAGTTCCATGATGCGCTCACCGGCATCGTCAGCTATGCCTAACTCAGCCCGCTCCTGGGTCGCCTTCGCCGCTCGGGTTTCCGCTCGCTCAATCGCACGGTTTACGCGGGATATGCGAACCCCATCGAGTCGAGTCCAGCGTGCGTAGTGATGATCGCGCCATTCACTCATCGACAACCTCAAACCGGCGAACCTCGGTGACCCGCTTGCATGACTCGTAGAGGTCTGGATAGGTATCCCGCAGGAACTTCTGGTCGAGGGCGTTTCTCTTGTAGAACTTCCAGGTGACTACAGTGTGGCCGTCGAGTTCGCCTTCGCCGTTGTCGCCCAGGGCTTGCTCTAGGGCGTCCCGCGCCGCTACCTCTGCGGCTTGGAGTTCAGCTTTCCGGTCTTTGAGCATTCTGAGCGTTTCGACCGCCCAGCGGACCTTTTCCAGATTGACCGCCACCACGTCCCCTCTCTTCTGACCGGATCTGACGGGCTAGTCATTTCGATCTAGAAGGACGATAGACCCGCACACCGACAAGTGTCAAGGATTACGACATTTTGGTGTGTCGTCGGGTGTGTCATTGTTCCGCTCGGTCTGGACGCCTCATAGGACAAAGGACATAGGACGGACATTAGGACAGCCACCCCCCCTCCCCCCTCCCTGCCCTTCCCTCTATTCTTAGTATTTTATTATTATTTATTCAATTATATATACCTATAGGGAAGCGGGCGGGGGGGGAGGCCCCCCCCGTCCTTGTCCTAATGTCCCGTCCTACTTTAGGACGCTTGTCCTATGTCCTTTGTCCGTCCTACTTCTAGGGATGAAAGTAGGACGCTTGTCCTATGTCCTATGTCCGTCCTACTTTCCCGACACGCCCAATGTCATAGTTGTTGACAAAGGCAGGCCGTTGTGAGACAATGAAAGAGTGTGGTTTCACATGAACTTGCTGCACGCCGCCCGCATTGATAAACCGGGTTTTCCTGACCTGTTTTCCCCGGTAAAGGCGCACCCATGACCCCTCACTCTCTTGGGCGAGGTACGACCTGTGCGGGCGGCGGCGCAGCGTTGCGAAACGCAACACCCCCGGCATCCATGCTCACCGCCCTAGCCGAACTCGACGCACTACTCGCCGAACGCGACCAACTGATCCGCCGAGTGGCCGAGCTTCAAGCCGAACGAGACAACTGGCGAGCGCAGGCCAGCCATGGCTGACCCGTGGAGCATCAAAGCATTCACGGAGATTCGCAATCGAGTTTGGGCCACCAGGGATAGCTGCTTCAGTCATTACCCCGCCCGATGCCCAGCGTGGTGTCCGAACGTCGAACCCAACAAACACGGCAACCCTCGCATCACCATCGAGTTCGTCATCTGGATGATGGGCTGGCAGCAAGACTGGTTCGCCGGCACCGAACTTGCCCGCGTAAGTCAATTCATGCTGCTGGGCAACGGTGTCGTTCCCCAGCAGGCGCAACTCGCAATCGACGCACTGGGCATCGTCGTATGAGTGAGCAGATCGACCCGAACAAGATCTACCGTGTGGTCTGCCCTGGTTGCGGCCAGACCCTCGGTCACGTCTACGCCAGGTACGCCGACCAAATCACGTTCGCGCACGCCCCGAACTGCCCGATCAGCGAAGAGCGACACGCCCAAGCGATTGAGGACATGAAGTTCGCGCAGGCCACAGGGTGGACGCATCATCTCCGCGACAACGAAACTGGCACGCCGTAACCTGACTGTGACATCCTCTGCCGCTATGAACCGTAAACAGTTCCTCCGCGCTGGTGTCATCGCCGCTGTTGGATTGACCGTTCCCACACTCGCTGCGCCGCGTGCCAACGCCGTACCGCTGGTGGGCGGCGCGGGACTCGTGCCCAATGCCGCCAACCTCGCCAGCTACATCAGAAACACCTACCCAGGAGTTCTGTCGATCGGCGGCGTGAGATCAGACCCCCTACCCGACCACCCATCCGGCAGGGCGATCGACATCATGGTGGGCGGCAATGCCAGCCTGGGGAATGCCATCCACCAAGACATACTTGCCCAGCGGGCCAACTTCGGCATCAGCTACACGCTATGGCAGACGGCCTACCACTACGACCACATTCATGTGACGGTCACCTAGTACGACGGGCTGCATGACGCGAGGAAGAACAGCAGGCCCGTCACCAGTCCAGCCACATATGACATGACGACCAACTCTTTGCGGGTGTACAGATTCATGCGCTCCCCATCTCGCGGTAGATGTGAAGCTTGGCGGCCTCAAGAAGCCCGAGAAGTTCCACAGCGTTGTACCGGGCCGGGGTTTCCACCTTGACCGCCAGACGGCCATCAGCGGTGAACCCCAGCGTCAACGTCACCTCCGTCGTGGCGATCATCATTGAAGTCTCACACATGGCATACTCGGGATCGAGCCGTGACGCTCAGGTCGTGACGACTACCCAGGAGCAAACGATGACGAAGCATCGACTGGTCTGGCTGCAGAACCGCAACACCCCGAAGGTGTTGCCCGCCGGTTCAGGCCCCTACAAGCCGAAGCCCTCCGAAGGCAAGGTTGTGAAGTCCCGACCGGCCAGCGCCCAAGAGGAATCCACCATCGCCAAGGGTGGTTGGGTTCGGGTCGACAAGAAGGGCAACACTCCGTCCAGTTCGTCCTACGGCACCGGGTCCAAGATCCGGCCGCAATTCAAGTACGACAAGAAGAAGTGAACTGTTGCGAAACGCAACACCCTGTGACATCTGCGGGTGTTACTGTTAACCGAAGCAAAGCGGACCAGGAGGCGGCATGAATCTTTGGGTTCTGGTCAGTCTGCTTGTCGCCGGTTCGGCTGCGTCTCTCTCTTTGTACACGTACTTCCTGAACGAAAGGATCAACATGTCCACGCAGGCGCAGCTCGATGCACTGGTCAGCCAGCTCAACAAAGCCCACAAGGAAATCTGCGACCGCCTGACCGCGGCCCAGGAAGACCTCCAAACCCAACTCGCCGCCGCTGGCGTCCCCGCGGAAGCCGTCGACCTGTCGGCCCTGGCCGTCATCGCCCAGCAGCTCGACGATGTTGTTCCCGATGCGCCCGCGTCGGTGGAGGAACTGACCGACAGCGTGACCGAGAGCGTCGACGAGCTTGAGGCCGAGGCCTCCACCGAGGTCGACACCGACACCGACACCGAGGTCGACACCGACACCGACACCGAGGTCGCCGTCGACGAGGCCGTCGATGAGGTCGTCGATGAGGTCGTCGATGAGGTCGATGAGGTCAAGTAGACCTCAGACGTAGACGCTGAAACGCGCACCGTGGCAACAGTCGCGGTGCGCGTTTCGCGTACACGGGCGCGATAAGATTTCGGCGTGGCCAGGATGCAACGAACCATCGTGTTTCTTGACGCGAACATTGCGCGTGTATGGAAAGAGCTACAGGCAGCCCGCGACGCCGGTTCCCCCACAGCAGTGTGGGAGAAGATGCTGGACAACCTGCTGGACCAGCGGTTGATAGTCGACGCCTACCAGTGAGCGAAACCAGGAGAAGAGTGAAGGCCGGCATCCACCGAGATGAGATTGAGGCAACCGAAATGACTGAGTTGCGTGACCGTATCGCCGCAGCGATTGACCAGCGGTACAACCAAGAAGCTATCGGCCACACCTACGGGGTGTGCCTTATGGCCGCCGACACGGCGATCGCCGAACTCGGGCTACGGCAAGACACCGTAGGACTGATCCACCGCTACGTCACAGAATGGCAGTCCAGCGAAGAGCCGCGGAAACTGTGGGACATCTTCGCCGACGCCGACCGGGCCTCCGGTGAGTAGCCGCATGGTTCGCCTTCTCCTGGTCATGATGGCGACCGGCGCAGTGATCGCCGCCAGCGCAAGAGCCGAGCTTCAACAGCGCAGCGCGGAAATCGTGACCCTAGTGAGGGCCGACGGCCACCGATCAGTGAGATGATGTGTCGGTGGATGGAACGGGTGAAATCCTCCTAGCGGGTGAGTGGACACCCAGAGAAGCCGCCGAATACGTTACCGAGGCTTGGCAGGCCGCCGTCAGTTCCATCATCGAAACAGGCAGACGGCTCATCGAAGCGAAGTACCGGGTAGGGCACGGCAACTGGCTTGCCGCCGTAGACCTGATGCCATTCGGTAGATCAACGGCCGAATACCTGATGCAAACCGCGAAACACCCGGTTCTCTCAAGTCCCGACTACAGCAGCAGCCTTCCCGCGGCATGGAGAACGCTGTCGATCCTCGCTCAGCTTCCAGCGGCCGAACTGACCGACCTGATTGAACGCCAAGAGGTTACCCCTGAACTTCGGCAGGTCGAAGCCCGCTCACTGGTGACCGGACTGCGGAAGCAGGAGGTCAAGGAACCGGTGCCGCCGCTACCTGGCAAGTATCGCTGCATTGTTATCGACCCGCCGTGGGATAGCGCCCCACTGCATCTTGAAGAAATGCGCGGCGGCTGCCCCTACCCGACGATGCCGACTGAGCAGATTGCCGACGAAAGCTGGGTGCCTGTCCGCGCCCACGCTGCCGACGACTGCCACCTGTATTTGTGGGTGACCCAGAAGTTTCTCCCGGCTGGCCTGTGGCTGATGGAGCAGTGGGGTTTCCGGTACCAGTGCACGATGACGTGGCGGAAGAACTCTGGGGTGACGCCGTTCTCGTGGATGTACGACACCGAGCACGTTCTGTTCGGGCGCAAGGGAAATCTGCCGCTTGAGCGGCTTGGTCTGCGCCTGTCGTTCGACGCCAAGACTCAGGGTCACAGCGTCAAGCCGGACGTGTTCTACGACAGGGTTCGCGCAGCGAGTCCCGGTCCCCGCGTTGATATGTTCGCCCGCGCCGGCCGGCCGGGATTCGACGTGTGGGGCAATGAGGTCAACAATGCTGGTGTTGCGGATTGCAACACTAGATCGTCTGAAGGGACTGTTCATGGAATGGCCGAAGAAGCTCCTGACGCAGAACTCCGAACTGCGCCCCGACGGCGTGTGGAACTGGACGCTTCCGGCTTTCGCGGTCACGCTGAGTAGCGGCAAGAACATGAACGTGTGCCCCAACGCGGGTGCCTGTTCATCGTTCTGCTACGCCCGCAACGGCACCTACCTGTTCAGTAATGTGAAGTCCCGGCACATCACCAACCTTGAATACATTCTGGAAGACCCCGAAGGCTGGCAGGCGCAGATGCTCGCCGAAGTGCAGCGGCCGCGAATGAAGGGCAAGTACGTTCGCATCCACGACTCGGGTGACTTCTTCAGCTACGAGTACCTGAAGCTGTGGATGGACATCGCGGCACAGGCACCCGACGTGACGTTCTACGCCTACACCAAGGAAGTCGCCATGTTCAAGGAACATGCTGACGAGTTCCCCTCGAACTTCGTTTACCTGTTCTCGATGGGCGGGAAGCAGGATCACCTGATCGACCGGGAGAACGATCGGCACGCGGATGTCTTCAAGGACATTGAGGCTATCGAAGCTGCGGGTTACAGCGATCAGAGTGCATCTGATCTGCTGGCGATCACGTTGCCGTCGAACAAGATCGGAATCCCGGCCAACAATATCCGCCACTTCAACAAGAAGATGGCGGGCCGCACGTTCGCTGAACTGCAGGCCGAGCGTGATACGCGGATCAGACAGAAGAACGCTGAGATGCGCACGAATCCGAGATGACGACGTGATCGTCAGGAAACGGGCTACACCGACACGAGAGCGTAGCAGTGACGCTTAGGCATTGCGTTCTGCAACACCAGAAGTCGAACGCATGTTCGAGAACTATATTCCCACTGTAGTGGGAAATCGCCATACCTGATTGCCGGCCAATCGGCCGTGATGCGGCGTGCATCATCCTTGCAACTAGTCGAATCTATAATGGATAGATCGGTCCCAGAC